ATCTACCTTTTCTTTCCCAATCACCAAATCTTGTTGGTTCAGGCATTTTTCCACCTCTTAATGGACCACCCCATTCAATATTATTAAATTCAGTTTTTACAAACATTTCCTCATATTCATCTTCATCTTCATGTTCTTCATTATTATTATTATCTTTTATTTCCAATGGTTTTGATAATTCTTTTACTAATTTATTTGAATTTATAATAGCATTACTAATATTTTGTGAATTTATTCTACTACATGTTACTAAGGTACGTTTAATTAGTAAGTTAAACATATTTATTTATATTTTTTGTATAAAAATATAAATTTATATCAATTTTTAAAATTGAATATTTTAAAATAATATTTGTTATAATCATAATATGTTTACAAAAACAGAAATAGATTATATGAATTCTACTAAATTATGGAAAAATAGTATTGAATTAATTTCACAAGAAAATGAAAATAATAATGATTGTTATACAATTTATAAAATTAAGAATGAAGATAAATATTTTGCTATTAACATGAAAACATATATTACAGATGATATTAATAAACAATTAGAAAGTGAAATAGTAAAAGATTTACATAATAATCGTATTTCTAATAAATAGGATTAGTAATATAATCAATTAACTTACTTCTTTTAATGCTCATTTTAGGTGTATAAAATTTTTCAAATTTCTCTAATTCTATTTTGTGGTAATTTATAATTTTTAGATAACTATCTATATTTTTATTAATTTTATCTAAATCTATAGTCTCAGTACAAATTATATGATTATATAACATATTTTCACCAAATACAATAAATGGTCCTTTAATATATTTTTTTAACTTATTTTCTAATTCTGCTACATTTACAAATTTACCATTAGATAATTTATAGTTATCGTTTATTCTACTATTTATATATAAAAATCCATCTTTAACTTCGCCTGAATCACCTGTTTTATACCATTTTTTACCATATCTTTCTACTAAAACTTCATTTGTTTTTTCTATATTATTCCAATAGCCTAACATAACATTTGGACCACTTACTTGAATTTCGTTATTAACTATTTCTACAATAATATTATCTAATATTTCACCTACAGAATCTATATTTCTTGGATTATTATAATGATTAACACTAACCATAGGTGATGTTTCTGAACATCCATATCCTTCACATATAACTATCCCATTATTTTCATAGAATTTTTTAGTATCATTATTCAACTTAGCACCACCACAAAATATATACTTTAGTTTTCCACCAAAAACTCTTGATAATATTAAAGGTATAATATTTTTAATAATTGGTTTATCAAATATTTGTGTTTTTTCTTTAATTAAATCTAATACTCTAGGTACTAAATATAATACATCTGGTTTAATTTCCTTTAATTCATCTAAAAAATGTGTTTTACCAGAGCTAATAGCTAATCTATTATTAAAGAGTAGACTATAATATAATTCACTAGTTTGACTATAAATATGTGCCCAAGGTAGTATATTAAGTGATGTAGTTTTTTTACTATCAAAAAATAATGTATTTACACTTTCTATATTTGATAATATATTTTCATTTGTTAACATTACACCTTTTGGATTTCCTGTAGTACCTGATGTATAAATAAGTGTTGCTAGATCATTAGTTGGTTTAATAAAATTTATATTACTATTAATATTTTCATGACAACTTATATCATTTGCTAATGTTTGTATATTTTCATGTTTATAGTTTATTTCATCTTGTATTAATAATTTAGGTTTACAATCATCTATAATAAAATTTGTATAAGTAGTTGATTGATCATTATACATAGGAACCCATGTAGCTCCTAATGAGTTTGATGCTAGATTCCATGCTATCCAATTTATAGAATTTTTTCCTTTATATACTATTCTATCTTCAATATCTATTTTATATTCTTGTAAAATATTTCTACAATTAATAACCGAATTAATTAATTGCTTATTAGTTATCCAATTCCATTTGTTATTTTTTTTAAATCCTATATTTGCTGTATTTTTATTAGCTAATAATTTATTAATTATTTTATTTGATAATGTTCTCATATTTAATTTAAATATAAAATTGATTTTAATTTTATATTTAAATTTAATTTAAATATAATGAAGATCATATACTTATTTTTCATTATTAAGTGTGTAATTTGTTTTAAACAATTTAATTGGTATTATGATAATCGTATTCATAATACAGGTAATATTGGATTAGGTGGTAAATTTCATGCTTTTACAGCACCTTATACAAGTAAATTAATTGATAAAATTTCATATAATAATGAAAATATCCGATTACGTTCATTATTTAATTGTAGGGACTATATACATGATAGTTATGAAAAAAATGTTATAGATTTTGGTTGTGGTGTAGGTATTTCAACATCAGCAATTAATAATTTATATCCAAGAATGTTTACAAGTGGATTAGATTGTTCCGTTTCTATGTTAAATAATTGTCCAAAATATACAAATATTAAATTTGAGAAGCAATACGTACATAAAACAACATATCCAGATAATTCAGTAGATTTTATTAATTGTATGTTTTTATTTCATGAAGTTCCAGACTTTGGAAGAAAAGAAATTTTTGATGAAATTAATAGGATTTTAGTACCAGGTGGTTATTTAAATATATTAGATATTAGATTATCATATGAGCCAAATAAATTTATGTTAGCTGGTGAACCATTTTTATTAGATTATTTAAAAAATTTTAATGATGAATTAAAATCATTACCATTTGAAGAAGTAGAAAAGAAAAATATATCAAATAGACAATTAGATAGGTTATTTGTTAAAGTATAATATTATTTAGAACTACTACTATCTCCTAATTCTGAAAAAGTAGATGTTTCAGATATTTGTTCTTTTTTAGATGAATTTGATTTTTTAGATGAATTTGATTTATTAGATGAATTTGATTTTTTAGATTGTTTTGGTAGTGTAGTATATCTTATTTTGTTTTTTTTTTTTATTCTTTTTTCTTCTTTAAGTTCATTAATTATATCATCAAGAGTTGGTTGTCTTTTACTAAAATAAGGAGGCATAACAATATCCTCCTGGTTATTTTGAAAAACAGTAGTAGGTTGCTTACTAGTTTTTTTCTCAGTTAATTTATGTTCTATATTAAAATGTTTTATCCTTTCTGGTAATTGTTCTCTAATTTTATTTTCGTTTATATCTTTATCACTAAATAGAATTATTTTTGTTCTATTTGTAATTACTTTGTATTTATATATTTGATTATCAATTTTAATTTCTTTCAATTCTTTATCTCTTTTTCCTCCACCTTTCATTGTTTTTTTACGACCATATTTACAATATTGTTTTTGTGAGAAACCTTTTGGTTTATTACAATTAATAGATTTTTTATATTTATTCGACCATTTTCTTGTTTCTTTCATTTTATTTATATAAAATATCTATATATTAAATAAATAAATATAAATAATTATAGTACATATAAATAATAAATGAAATTTAAAGATTGGTTAAACTACGAAATGCCTATTAATGAAATTATAATGAACGCTTCTATACAGGACGGAAGTGATAAATTAATGCCTTACATGATTGGTGTATCATATCAATGTCAATTAGATTATTTAGTAAACTTGCATAATTTAATTCATAATTCTGATAAAAAAATAAATAGCAATTTATATTGCTTTTCATTTAGTACAAGTACAGACTTAAAACGTAGAGGTAAATGGGGACCAAATGAACAAGCTATAAGAAGAGAAACCATACACAATACATTAAAGAGGAATTTCAGTACTACACGTGGAGGTCATATATTCTTTTATGATTTATATTTGTCAAAGTTTACATTTTCACCAGAGGGGAATGGAGTAGACTGTCATAGACATTATGAAGCATTAATTTTCAAGGGTATACCAGTAGTTGAAGATAACCCAGAAATAATGAAAAAATATGAAGGTTTACCAGTATTATATACACATGACTATAGTGAATTAACAGGAAAATATTTACAAGAAAAATATCAAGAAATGTTAGAAAAAGAATATGATTTTTCAAAATTATTTTTAAGTAGTTATAGTCTAATTGATCAAAAAATTATAAAAGAAAATGGTAATTATTGGGTAAATAAGTTAAATAATAGTAATGTAAAAGGTTGGTGGCCTTTAGATTTATCAAAAATAAAAAATTGTGAAAAAATATATGAAGAGTTAGTATTTTATAATGTGACAAATTTTGGATATAAAATATTAACTGAAAATTTTATTATTTCATTATTAAAATTGAACTTTAAATTTAAATTATTACTACATTGTTTAGATGAAGAATGTTATAACTATTTTATAGAAAAAAATTTTATGAATGTAGAAGTAATATTATATGATTGTAAATTGAGCAAGTTATCTATTTTTGAAGATAATAACTGGAATAATATTACAATGAAAAAAATAAATATAGCTGAAACATTAATGAAGCAGTATAAATATGTATTACATAGTGATGGTGATATTGTATTTCTAAACCCATATTTTATGGTTGATACATATTTAAACATAAAGAATAATAATGTGGATATAGTAGCTCAACCACGTCATCCTTGTAATAGTATATGTGCAGGTTATTACATTATAAAATCATCCGAAAAAACATTAAAATTATATAGTAATAGCGTCTTGCTAGAAAGAAACGCAAATAAAGATAGAGATGATGAAGTTTATTTAGAAAAACTAATATCAGAAGGAAAATTAAATTTACAAATATTAGATAGAGAATATTATCCAAATGGTAATATTCTTATACATAGAGGATTAAAAAAATTACCATATATGATACATTTTAATTATCTGAAAGGTATAAATCAAAAATCAAACTGGATGAAAAGAGTAAACCTATGGTATATTTCATAACATATTTTGAATATTAATTTAACTAACTACATCATTAGTAAATTTTTTTATATTATATTTTGCTTCATCAGTTAATTTATAATTTAACATTATATTATGTTGTTCATTTGTATTTTTCCATCCATGTATATAATTTGGTAAATTTATAAATAACATATTATTATTATTTTTATTATTATTAAAAAAACGTATACACCCATAAAATGTATTAGGAATTATATTTTTTTTTATAGTATTAGATAAGCAATAAGGAATAATACAGAATGAACCAGTTCCCCATACAAGTATTTTACATTTTGATAGTGTAAATATATCATATTCTAAGTTAGATGATTGAAATTTTATATTATGGTAATCTTTATAAATTTCTTTTAATTTATTAATAATAGGATTATTTGTATTTTCAAATACAATAATAATCGATTTTTTTAAATTATTATTTATTATTTCAGTATAATAATTTAGTGGTGGTTGAACATAATAACCTTGTGGATTTTTTCCTATAAAAATATCACCACTTCGTATATGTATACCAATATCATTTTCACTAATATCATTTTCACTAATATCAAAATTTAAATATTTATCATTATATTTAATATATTTATTGAAAATAATTTTTAATTCATCTAATGAAAGTGGATTATGTATATTAGGATTTATAATATGTGTAAAATCATGTATCTTATCACATTTACATATTTCTTTATTTGATAGATTTAAATTAGATTTTAATGTAAATAATTTATGTTCTGGAATTTCTAGTTTATAAAAATTATTTCTATTGAAACTATGTTCAATTGTATTTAATAGCGCCACTAGATGATTTCCTGTTCTATTATTCCATCGTGATATTTTAACTATACACATTTATATTATATTTATTATATATATATATATATATATATATATGAAAAAATTTAATATTGTTTTTTTTGTTTCATATCCAGAAAAGTTTATTGAAAATTGTAATAGACAATTAAAATATTATTCAGTTAAATTAAAAGAGTCTGGTATATTAGATGATGATAGATGTGAAAAAATATATATAGTTTATACATATGAAAAAAATGATCCAGCTAGTTTAATTACTGAATTATATAATCATCCTAAATTAATTTTAGAAAATTTTGATGTTTCTGGTACAGGATTAAAATATGATGAAAAACATAAACAATATCCAAATGAATTAATAAATCATCCTCATTTATTACCAAAAGTAGCAGAATATCCTGGTATTAAAAAAGTACATACTCTAGCGGCGAATAATCCTGATACTTATATATATTATTTTCATTTAAAAGGAATTACACGTAACTTAGATGATAAATATGGACCAATGGATTGGATAGAATATATGTTATATTATACAATGGAAAATTATAAATTAGATCTTGAATATTTAGATAAAGGTTATTGTGCATGTGGTGTAGATTTTTTAGAAGGTTTACGTTGTTGCCCATTTCATTATTCAGGAAATTTCTGGTGGGTAGATAGTAATTTATTAATTAAAACAAATAAAGAACCACCTATTTTAGGTTCACCAAGACTTGATTATGAATTTCATATATTAGAATGTTTCAGACATTATAAAAAAGAAAAAGTACAATGGATTTCTTTACATCAATCTACACATACAAGTAACGGTAGACCGCATAAAGATCATGTTAAACTTAATTATTTTATAGGATTTGCTTCGCGTTGGCAATTTCCTAAAAAATTTCTTAAACCTGAATATGATTTAAATAATATAAATTTAAAAGATAATATATATATATATAGTAATAGATAAGAGATAATGAAAATTGCTGTTTGTTATTGGGGTTTAACACGCACATTATCTAAAACTTTAACTACTCATAAACAATATATTTATGATGTACTAGATGATAATAACATAGAATATAATATATATTTACATACTTGGAATTTAAATGATAATTTTGAATATATTTGGTGTACCAAAGTAAATAAAATTTCAAATTTAGATGATATAAATTTATTAAATTGTAAAAAATCACAGGTTGATTATCAAGATGATTTTTTAAAACAGCTTGATTTTTCACAATATTTTTACGAACAAGAATGGACTGGAACACCACCTAGAACTAATAATCAAAAAGGTGAATGGATACCACAATTATTGAAAAATCATCTATGTGCATTAGAATCATTAAAGCGTGTATATAAATTAATAGAAGATTGTGAAAGCAATTATGATTATATTTTATGTATTAGACCTGATGGTCTATTAAGTAATAAAATAGATATAAATTTTTTTAAAGATTTAGGTGATAATGAGATAGCAGTTCCAAATAATGAGAGATATAATGGTTATTGTGATAGACTAGCACTAGGTAAATCAAAATATATGAAATATTATATGACAAGAATAGATGAAGCACCAGAATTTCGTAAAACGAAACATAGAATAGATGCTGAAAGTTATTGTAGATATATAATAGATAAATATGCAAAAGTAAAATTTATACACTATAACTATTCAAAATTACTAAGAAATTAATTTAACTTTATAATTTTTAAAACAATAAATATAATATGGATGAATCATTTAAAGAACTACATGGGCAAGTTGATACCCCAGAATATTTAGTAGCACAAATATTTAATTTATTACCTAGTCATGTATTACGAGATAGTACATTAAAATGGTTAGATCCAGGGTGTGGTACAGGTGTATTTTCAAAATATATTTTAGATCGTCTAGCAATTTCATTAGATATTGATAATGAAACTATAATAAAAAATAATCTTTACATGGTAGAATATAATAATTATCATAATGATAGATTAATTGAATTGTTTGGTGAAAATATAAATTTATCAAATAGTGATTATTTATTATATCAGCCTGATATAAAATTTGATATTATTATTGGTAATCCACCATATAATCAAAATCATTTACGACATATACCTAATAAATTAAATCCAAAAAAAACTGATAAAAAGTGGATACCAATATGGCATATGTTTATTGAAAAATCAATTGAATTATTAAATGATTATGGATATTTAATATTTATAATACCAGCAACATGGTTAAAACCAGATAAAGCTAATATTTATCAATTACTTACTAAATATAAAATACATAAATTACATTCATTATCGTCTTATGAAGTATATAAAGCATTTAATAAATTAGCTCAAATACCATGTACTTATTTTTTATTACAAAAGATGCCTAATGATAATATAATACCTATTTATGATGATCTTACAAAAACATATATAAATTATAATTTGTATAAACCAAATTTGCCTATACCAATGAAAAATATTAGCATATTAAATAAAATTATTTACTATACAAAAAAATATGGTTCATTATATGATCATTTATTAATTACACCTGCGCCATCTAGAAAAATAACTTTCTCTGATAGTAAAAGT